CGCCGGTAAGTGGAGCACAGCAGCGGGTGGGCAGTACTACGCAGCCGGTGTCGGCGGTGCACTTGCTGGACGCGGCGCTGACCTTTTCGTTATTGATGATCCGCATTCGGAGCAGGATGTAAAGGCAAACAGTCGTCTAGCGTTTGACACCGCATGGTCTTGGTTTCAGACTGGCCCGTTGCAGCGATTGATGCCGGGCGGAGCGATCATTGTCATTATGACGCGCTGGGGGCCATTGGACTTGACCGGACGGCTGATCGACTACCAAGTAAAGAACCCCGACTCCCCCGCATGGGAAATCGTAGAGTTGCCCGCCATACTGAACGAGAACACGGATAACGAGAAGTCACTCTGGCCAGAACAGTGGCCGCTGGAGGCGTTGCTCAGTGCCAAGTCCTCAATGGATCCCCGGTACTGGAACGCGCAGTATATGCAGCAACCCACATCGGACTCCGCCGCCATCATTAGCAGAAAGCACTGGCGCATCTGGCCAAGCGACACACCGCCGGACTGCGATTACGTTATCCAGAGCTGGGATACGGCGCATGAGACAAAGAGTACATCTGACTACAGCGCATGCACAACGTGGGGTGTGTTTTACAACGAGGAAGAAAACAGCAACGCACAGGTCATACTGCTGGATGCATTCAAAGACAGGATGGCGTTCCCAGAGCTAAAGCAAGTGGCCTTCAAACAATGGACTGAGTGGGAGCCTGATGCGTTTATCGTGGAGAAGAAAGCCGCTGGTGGCCCCTTGATTCAAGAGCTTCGGGCGATGGGCATCCCTGTACAAGAATTTACACCCAGCCGTGGAAACGATAAGATGGTGCGTGTCAACGCCGTAGCCGACATGTTTGCGTCTGGCTTGGTATGGGCACCGGACACACGCTGGGCACGTGAAGTGATTGAGGAAGTCGCGGCTTTCCCTGTGGGGGAGAACGATGACTACGTGGACACGACCACCCAAGCACTGCTTCGAGTCAGACAAGGCGGCTTCATCAGGATTGACACGGATGAAGCAGACGAACCAAGATTTTTTAAACGCCGATCTGCGGCGTACTACTGAGGATAAACGATGGCCACCAATATAGATAAAGCCCTGTTTCAACAACCCCAAGGTGTTGGGGAGCTGGCGCAAGACGAAGAAGCAATTGAGATTGAGATCATTGACCCAGAAGCGGTCAACATTGAAATTGGCGATTTGGAACTGAGTATTGTTCCCGCAGAAGACGACGAGTTCAACGAGAACTTGGCCGACGTGTTGGAAGAAGACACCATCATGGCAATGGCCGGTGACTTGGCTGGTGACATTGAGCAGGACAAGAGTTCGCGCAAGGATTGGGAGAAAGCCTACACCGAAGGTTTAAAACTGTTGGGCCTTCAGTATGAAGAGCGCACGGAGCCGTGGAACGGAGCGTCTGGCGTGTTCCACCCTATGATTACAGAAGCTGTGGTGCGCTTTCAGTCAGAGACCATCACCGAGACATTCCCGGCCCAAGGCCCAGTGCGTACAAAAATTGTTGGTAAAGAAACGCCTGAAAAACAAGAAGCCGCAAATCGTGTTCAAGAAGACATGAACTATGAGCTGACAGAGGTGATGCGTGAGTTCCGCCCCGAGCATGAGCGCATGCTGTGGAGCTTGCCAGCCACTGGTTCGGCATTCAAGAAGGTGTACTACGACCCCAACATTGGCCGTCAGGTATCTATATTCATACCGGCAGAAGACATCATTTTGCCGTACGGCACGACAGACTTGGACACTTGCTACCGCTTGACGCACGTCATGCGCAAAACCAAGAACGAGATCATCAAGCTGCAACAGGCAGGTTTTTACCGCGACATTGAGTTGCCTGACCCCAGCAAAGACCAAGACAACATCAAGAAGGCCAAAGACAAAGAGACTGGCTTTTCTGACCTGAACGACGACCGTTACACGCTGTATGAGTGCCACGTTGACTTGGTAATTGAGGGTGATGAACTCAAGGATGACGACGATGGCGAGCCGACAGGTATCACAAGACCATACGTAGTTACCCTAATAAAAGGCTCGAACGATGTTTTGGCCATCCGTAGAAACTGGGAACAGGACGATCCACTTGAACTTAAACGACAACACTTTGTTCACTACCAATACATTCCGGGTTTTGGCGCGTACGGCTTCGGCTTATTCCATCTCATTGGAGGGTATGCCAAATCTGCCACAAGTCTCATGCGCCAGCTTATTGACGCAGGTACTCTCTCAAACCTCCCCGGGGGACTCAAATCCCGTGGCATGCGCATCAAAGGTGACGACACACCAATCGCACCCGGAGAATGGCGCGACGTAGATATTGGCTCGGGTGCACTGAGAGACAGCATCCTGCCCCTGCCATATAAAGAACCAAGCATGGTGTTGGCGGGGTTGATGGACAAGATTGTGGAGGAGGGCCGCAGGTTTGCCGCCACTGCCGACATGAAGGTGTCGGACATGTCTGCCCAAGCGCCCGTGGGCACCACACTGGCTCTTTTGGAGCGCCAGCTTAAAGTCATGAGTGCCGTGCAAGCCCGTCTGCACTACACGTTCAAACAAGAGCTGCGTCTGCTGGCCGCAATCATCCGCGATTACACAGACCCAGACTATGACTACGACCCCGTTGACGCACCGCGTAAAGCCAAGGCTGCTGACTACGACCATGTAGACATCATCCCTGTGAGCGACCCCAACGCAGCAACCATGAGCCAGCGGGTTGTGCAGTACCAAGCTGTGATCCAGATGGCACAGATGGCTCCAGACATTTACGACTTGCCCCAGCTTCACAGACAGATGCTGGCGGTGTTGGGTATCAAGGATGCCGACAAGCTCGTGCCCCTGCCAGACGACCAGAAACCGAAAGACCCTGTGTCTGAGAACATGGCCGCTCTGCGTTTGGAGCCACTCAAAGCGTTCTTCTACCAAGATCACCAGTCCCACATTCAAGTGCACATGATGGCAATGCAAGACCCAATCGTCATGGAATTGGTTGGCCAAAACCCCAAGGCTCCGCAGATTCAAGCAGCGATGATGGCCCACATTGCCGAGCACGTTGGCTTTGCCTACCGTCAGAAGATTGAACAGCAGTTGGGTATGCCCCTGCCGCCGGAAGATGAGAAGCTGCCGCCAGAGATGGAGACACAACTCTCAGGAATGATGGCTCAAGCCGCACAGCAAGTGCTCCAGCAGAGCCAAACGCAAAAAGCGCAACAGCAATCTCAGCAGCAACAACAAGACCCGCTGATCCAGATGCAGCAGCAAGAGTTGCAGATCAAGATGCAGGAGTTGCAGCTCAAGAGACAAGAAGTCGAGGGCAAGCTTAGCCTTGAGAACAAGCGGTTGGAAGTGGATGCCATGAACAAGGCGGGCCAACTCAAAGTACAAAAACAAAATGCCGAGATAGCTGCATTTGCAAAAGCGGGAGACATAAAGACCAAGCGCGAACAAATGCAGATGCAACAACGCAATCAACAAAAGGAGAAGACAACTAAATGATTCAAGAATTCGCACGCGTATTGCGCGAGAAATTACGCACCGATATGAACAACTACGCAGACGACTGCGCTGGTGGGGCATGTCGCACTTTTGAGGAGTACCAAAAACTCTGCGGGATTATTCAGGGTCTAGCCCTTGCAGAGCGTTATCTACTTGACCTTGCACAGAAAGTTGAAGAATCCGATGAATGACACCGTTCTAGAACCGGGGCAGTATGCCCTGCCTGAAGCAATTCAGCCCGTCGATGCACCCGCAGATGACGCAACAAACGAAGAAAAAGCCACAATGCTTCCTGAACCAACAGGATGGAAGTTACTGTGTGCAGTGCCTGACATTTCTGAAAAGATTGACGGTACAGAGCTTGATCTCGTGAAAGCCACATCCACCCTGCGCCAAGAAGAACACGCCACAACTGTTCTGTTTGTGCTAAAGGTTGGCCCAGACGCGTACAAAGACCAGACCAAGTTCCCCGCAGGCGCGTGGTGCGGGGTAGGTGACTTCATACTCGTGCGTACCTATTCTGGTACACGGTTCAAGATTTTTGGAAAAGAGTTCCGGCTCATCAATGATGACCAAGTGGACGCTGTTGTGCAAGACCCTCGTGGGCTAACCCGCGCTTAAAGGAGCAGATATGGCAGAGCAATACAAGTTTCCCGACGAACTTGAGGACGACAAGAGCCAGAAGGTTGAAATTCAAACCGAGGAAGATGTCGAAATTGAGATTGTCGATGACACACCGGAGAAAGACCGTGGCCGTCGCCCCCTTGATCGGGAAGTAGAAGACCCGACAGACGACGAAATTGAGTCATACACCCAAGGTGCCCAAAAACGCATCAAAGAATTGACCCATGCCCGCCACGACGAACGCCGTGCCAAAGAGTCTCTTTTGAGAGAGAAGCAAGAACTTGAGCGTCTTGCACAGCATTATGTTGAGGAAAACAAAAAACTAAAACAATACGTTCATACTGGCACAGAGCAGTACGGAGTTATGGCTAAAACTGCGGCTGAAGCTGAATTGGACAAAGCTCGGCAAGAGTACAAGGTTGCACAGGAAGCGTTTGACACGGACGCAATTATTGCCGCACAGGAAAAGTTGTTTGAAGCAAAAATAAAGTTGCAAAATGCACAAAATTTTCGTCCACCTGCTTTACAAGAAGAAAATTATGATGTACAACCGCAATAACAAGCACCCGAACCGGTGCGTGCTGACGAAAAAACCTTGCGCTGGCAAGCAAAAAACCAGTGGTTTGGCACAGACGGGTTCGAGGAAGTTACCAGCTTTGCACTAGGGCTGCATCAAAAACTAGTCAACAACGGGGTTGACCCCCGCTCCGATGATTATTTCGAGCAAATTGATGCTCGCGTGAAGTCAAAGTTCCCTGAAGTTTTTGGTGGAAACGAAGACAGGCCAAGGTCGGTTGAAACTCCAAGGCGACCTTCGTCCGTGGTTGCACCTGCATCACGTTCGACGGGAACAAGGAAGATACAGTTAACGCCGTCTCAAGCTGCGTTAATTAAAAAGTACAACCTTGACCCAAAAAAGTATGTCGCTGAAGTTTTAAAACTGGAGAATCAAGATGGCTGAAAACCGTACCCCTCGTGACAATGCGTCACGCGAAAAAACAGCTCGCCGCGTGTATAAACCTTCGAGTGCTTTGCCTGATCCTACCCCTGAACCCGGATGGGAGTTTCGCTACATAGCGACTCATGTTCTGGGACAGCCCATGCCAACCAATGTGTCTAGCAAGATGCGGGATGGCTGGGAACCGGTTAAGGCAGCAGATCATCCAGAACTGATGCTTGAAGGCAATGAAAAGGGTAATGTGGAAATTGGTGGGTTGATGCTTTGCAAAATCCCAACCGAAGACCTCATGGCCATGAAAGAGTATTACGACACGCAAGCGCAGAACCAAATGGATTCAGTGGACAACCACTTCATGAGAAATAACGACCCGCGTATGCCTCTGTTTGCTGACCGACAGTCATCAACCAGTCGTGGAAACGGATTTGGCACAGGTTCTAAATAAAGGAGTCTTAAATGGCTTATCCCACGGTATCAGCCCCGTACGGGCTAAAGCCTGTTAACCTAATAGGTGGACAGGTATTTGCGGGTTCAACCCGCATGATGGAAATTGCGAGTGGTTATGCCACCAGCATTTTCTATGGTGACTTGGTAAAA